CGCGGAATTCGTTGCGCTCCTGGGGAGATTTGAGAGAATTGTATTGGTCGCGGATCGACGGTGTGGATTCGGCGCCGACGTCTTCCAACGCAGGAACGCCGGCGGTGGCGAGAATTTCAGCAGCGCGGGATTCGACCGATGCCTTCACCGTTTCCAGTTCGCCTTTCAGCGTTTCAAGTTCGGCGGTAGCTGCGTTGAACGATGCTTCGAATTGTGCTTTCACTTCGGCTTCGGCTTTCGCTTCGGCCAGTTCGCTGAGTGCCACAGAAAGATCGTTTTGAGCTTCGGCGAGCGATGCGGTGATTTCGGAAATCTGATTTTCTGCATCGGCCAGCGATGCTTCCAATCCGGAAACCTTTTCCACGAGTGCCGCGTCGGGTTTGAATTTGTCGAGAATACTCATTGCACTAGTTTTCGTGTCAAAAATTTCATCTGCGAAACCCATTTCGACCGCGTCTTTTGCGCGGATCCACGTTTCGGCGAGCATCATTTTTCTGATGTCATCTTTGTCTTTTCCGGTGCGTTCTGCGTAGATTGCCGCGATGTCGTCGCTGATTTCGTCCAGCATATCGGCAGTCTTGCGAAGTTGCCCAGCGTTTCCATGTTGCCCAGCGCTTGCGTCATGAATCATGATCCGGCCATTGCTGGCGATCTGGATCCGATCGGCGGCCATGGCAATGACTGATGCCATCGATGCGGCCATTGTGTTGATCTTCGCCGTTACCTTGACCCCACGGGCCGAAAGTTCCTTCATCGCGTTGTAGATCCGGTAGCCATCGAATACGCTGCCGCCGGCGCTGTGAATTTCGATTTCGAGAGTATCGACCGCGCCGTCCGCGGATGCGACCACGTCCCCGAATGAATAGCATGCTTCGACGGCTGCTTGACCGTAAACCTTGTCGATCTGTTCGATCACTTCGTCAACGCTGAGTTTGTGAACGCTGTCTGTGAGTTTGACCTTTGCGGCCTTATTTTCAATTTCGATCATATTGTTTGCTTCGAGTTGTTTTTGTTTTGAGTTTGCCCACGATTGCCCAGCATCGCCGCCCCAGAGCGCCCATGCGATGCGGCCGGCTGACGGGTAACCGTCTTCACCTGGTCGGAATCCTTCGGCTTGTTTGTCCACTTCGTGCCGGGCGAAATATGAAACCATGCGCCCGATTGTGTCCGGGGATAGCGTTGCGCGGTTGCTGATGTCACGCGCACGGGCCACACCGACTTCAGTGCCGCCACGACCGAATTCACGCCGCCATTCAAGGCCGCGCGTGGCTTCCCGTGCCATTTCGTCAGTTGGTTGTAGGTTGACCGCCATCGGTTGCCATTTCGTTGGGTGTTAGCATCGCCATTTCGCGATCTTCGATGTATATGCCATCTGGAAGCGCTGAGTTCGCGTTTGCGACCTTGACCTTCTGCATGACCAAGTAGTTGATGCGCTCGTCGATATGATCTTCAGGCGTTTTGCCGAGATAGCCAAGAACGTCGTTCGGATTCAGGAACCCGGCTTTCCACATTTCGATGAGTTCTTTCGATACGCGGCCGTCGTCGATCGTGATCTTTTTTGGATAGCTGAATTTCCAGCGATACCATTGGTCATTTGCTGGCAAGTCACCGCGCTTGATGAACTTTGCCACCGCATATCCGACCATGCGCTTTGCTGCGTATTCGAGCAAATCCTGCCGATCTTCGACGGCCCGTTGCGCGCGACCAAGATCTGCCCGTTCCGCGGTTCCCTGTCCTGTGGCGTGCCAGATCATCGAATACGGCCAGTTCATGCCAGCGAGCGTCTTCCGATAAATGCGGTTTTGGAACGATTCCCACATGTCCCCTGGTCGATCGTTTTTGATCGTTTCGAGCTTACCGCCCGACTTGGCAGCAAAGTATCGAATCTGGCCGCCGCTGTAGGTTTCTTGAATCAGTCCCTTGTCACCGCATGATGCGGTCGATCCGTTCAATACGTTTGCCGGATCATCTGGATCTGGCAATCCTGTGTCATTGTATTCGATGAGTCCGATCGATGACAGCATGAGTTGTGCATGACGTTCCCAGTCGTGAGATTGCAGCGCGTCGCGAAGATCATTCAGCGCGTGAGTTGCTGCCGGCAATCCGCGACCCTGTTCTTGGAATGACGGGTCGTAAAGGTGGATACAATCGCGCGCTGACAGGTATTGGATCAATTGCTGATCTTCGTCCACGTAGCAGAACGCGACCGGAGCGCCTTTACTGTAAATCACGCCATCCGTTAGCGTCAGACCGCGGTATGATCCCGATGTCAGCTTGCCATCGCGCAGTTCCTGCGGTGTCGCGATCCGGTGACTTGGGATGTGCTGGATCCGCGGGTAATCGTCATCCGTCTTGGTCAACAGAATGAACGCTTCGCCGTCGCGATCGATCGCGCATGAGATTTGATAAAGCGAAGTCTTGAAGTCGTGCATGCCGCCTTTGACATCACAGATCCCATACCATTCATCGTTGATCTTTTCTTCCGCGAGCTTCTGCCATTCTGGATCGCGTGATTGTGATTGCGCTTGCCATGAACGACCGACGCTATACATCGCTTTTTGCTGGATCGCCCCAAGCAATACACCTTCGTTCGTGTATAGCCTGCGCGATGCGCTCACTAACGTCTTCCGATCCCACGAGGGAATCAGCGTGCCGATGTCGCGCATCTGCACTGGCTCCCATGGTCGCGCTGTCGTGTTGCGTTGCGCGCCTTTTGCGAATTTATACGGTTCTCCGAATTGGTTGACAATCATGGCTTAGTAAAATCCTCCCACAGTTCTTGATGATGGCCGAATGCCGCGCTTGATGAAAGAAATCGCGGAATTGATGACTGTTAGCCTGGTAGTTTCTGGCAATGACACGAGAACCGAATACGAAATGCCGTTTTTCTGCGAATTGGTCAGCGTATTGCCGCCACCCTTCGACAACATACCAGTGAGCGCCGCCGATCTGGCCGCGATGAGAGATTGCAAAATGCTAGGATCGTCCTGTGCCGCGTCATAATACGCCTTCACGAGACTGGCCGCCGATGTGTCCATGACAATCCGCGCGTGTCAAAAATCAAGATTCTGGTTCAGGATCGGTTGATCCAATCAGACCCAGAATCGACGCGAGAACAATCTGCATTGATTCACAGTCCACCGCATGGTTGTCGTTGTGGCGCTTCTTCCACATCGCCGTCTTGCCTTCACCGCGGCGAACTTCCGCATCAATCTGTCGCAGGTATTCACTGCCGGCGTCGTCAGGGATTTCCCAGCGCACACCTTGACCGGTTCTCAGTTGGTGCAACGTGTCCTTGATCGCCAAGTTCGACCAAAAGCACACCATCGTTTTCGCGCCGTTCGATGCCTGGACCGTTTGGAATCGACTATATGATTTCTGGATCATTTTCCCCGATTGCGTCCGGTGTGGATAGTTATCGCGCTGGTCACCCCGTAATGCCAGCCAGCCGTATTGAGCGCATCGTTTATACACTTCGTCTTTCTGGTATCCACAGTCGATCACGGTTTTTCTTGATTCGACCTTATAGGTTTCTTGAATCTGCTTCACACGATCCCAAGTGTCGATCTTGCCATACCACAGCATCCGTGAATCACCGTTGCCAGTCCATGATCTGACGCAGCCCCAGAAATGGTCTTGCTGGCGGTCGATCGTCATAAACCGAACGTGTTCATCTTCCCACGGTTCGCCGCTGGCGTAGTCGTTGACCGAATACCCGCCACCTGTGAGTTCGGGCCGTTCATCCTCTTTCTGGTCGTTCCAGAAATCTGCCAGTCGTTTTTGGATGAACGATTTCAGCAGTTCGAGATTGCCACGTTTCACTTCACGCATGGCAATGATCCTTTCGTAAACCAATCTTGACAGCGGGATCGTCCAGTTCTCCAGCATGCAAAACCGATACCCGTGCGATCCATCCATCCCGGTCGTCGTCTGCTTGTAATATGCTCCCGATGAAAGTGACCGGCGAAGCACCGGATCTTCCGTTATCACGAAGTCACATTCTTCGTTTTCACAAACCATGCGCGCGGTTTTACTGGCTGCGATCGCGTCATCGATTTCGTCGAATCTTACATTCTGCCAGGCGAAAGTTTGCTCGTGATCGCAATTCGGACACCGAAAAAACCGTTCGTGCTGATTCGTCTGCGTCCATTTCCCGTGCCAATCGTCACCGATCACGCCGCCCTGAGATACCAGGATAAACTGCCGGTTCCATCGGTCGTGCAATCGCGCTTCCGCTTGTCGAACGATACCAGGCTTCCATTCGTGGATCTCATCACCAATCACCCGCCGCATCGATCGCGCTTGAGTTCCTGACATGTTCGCGCCCGTCGAGAACAGCGTCATGTGCGAGAAAATGACCGCGTCCTTCCGCGCTTTGTGCCGGTGCTTTCCTGTCGGGATCAGATACTTCGTTTCCGCGGTTTCGCGGAATGTATGCATCAACCGTGTTTCGAACCATTCCGAGATTGTTTCGTTCGTCTGCCCGATGACCAACGTCGGCCCCGGGTCTTCGGCCACGATATACGCCAGCGCGGCTTCCATCATCGTCGTTTTCCCCGATCCCGTTGGGGCCAGAAGAATCATCTCAGTGCATTCTGGATCCGCGAGTCGATCCAGCGGTTCATTCATCCATGGCGTCGCCGTCTTGTCGTAAAGCGGCGATTTGCCTTCGTAGATTGCCACCCGATCGTGAGCGTAGTCGCTTGGCAGCAATCGTTGCGGTGGTCGGCATGCTTCGCGGAATGCGTCGAGTCCCTGATCGATCTTTTCACTGAGTGTCACCATAAATCGCTTTTCTTGTCGCTCAATCTTTCGAGCATCTTGTCCATATAATCACGGATAACCTTCTGCATCT